AAACTATAACTTGAACAGTTTAATCTTAACTCTTGGTGAAAATAATTAGATACACTATTGTAGGTTGATGGTGCTGATATAACACCTAGACCATAATCTTTGTAATTGTATTTGTAATCGTCATATTTTTCTTTAACATTGTTGTCGTTAGTATTGCAGTATGTACTAATATCTTGTTTCTGTAAATCATAAAATGAAGTTCTTACATCATCTAAAGTTATTTTCTTTAAAGGAAATTTTGGTCTATACTTCTCAATATATTCTGATAAGTCTAATCTAAATTGATCTCTACCAATATCATTAGTTATCTTTTCAAATGATTGTTGATCCATAATAGGCAATCCATTTTCGTCTGCGTATTTTTTTAAATAATCTATCATAATTTATACTCAAAGTTTTGAGTTACTTCATTTATATGTACTTGTTTAGCACCATTCTTAATATGAAAGTGAGTTGCCATAGGTGTTAATGGAGATAAAGTTAATAGTCTTGTACACTTATTTTTTATTATCCAGTCTTTAAGTTTTGTAACAATCTCTTTACCTGCACCTCGTTTCCTAGACCAAACTGTATATGCAATAGCAATAGTACCGTCTTTTACTCTGGACATATAATCCATTTCTCTAACTGTATATGGTACTTCAGGACAAAATGCAACACAAATAATTGCTTCAATCTGATTATCATATTTTAATCCAAATATTTTTCTGCCGTGTGTAATTCTAAAACCTAAAGTTAGTTCAGGTCTAACAGGATCCTCGGATACATCTATGTCATCTAGTTCAACTAGTTCAGTACCTTTGACCCACTTAAAGAAGTCGTGTAAATTATCTTTTAATATCTTCATTATTCCATTTCATTAGTAACCATACTATAAAAGCATAGATCATTATAACATATAATATTGATAAAGTCAAGAGCATAATTAAAATTTATCTGTTTGATTTCCCCAACAGTCCCAACCTTTTCTTTTAGTTCTAGCAAACAATTCTATATATGGTCCGTCTAATAAGTTCTCTATATGATTGTACATTATATCTGGTTTTCTACTATGTTCTCTACGCTGTTCTACTACTAGTTGAGGTACTGATTTACTGATTCGTTTTGGTTTACCTTTAGTTGCAAGTAAACACATTTCAGGATTGCCTCTTGTCCAGTATCCTAGACCTGTAAAGAATCCTAATTTTTTTCTATTTGTTTTTGCCCAAGTAAATCCTACTGTCTTGTACTTGAATCCCCAAGCGTCTATTACTTTAAATGCCTTATCTAACAATGGATCAGTAATCCACATTAATAAAACTGAATTATCATTAGCAATATTGTTTACAGGTAAATTACAAATGTCTTTAAAGTTCATTGTAGAGTAATGATTCTCTGGACTTCTATCCTTACCTTTATCAGAATAAGTTTTAAAAGACCAAGGTGGGTCTGCGTATATTACGCTATACTTTTTATTAATGTCCATATCGCTAATATTATTATAAAAAATGTTTTAGTATCAATAGTTGTCATTGCAATTTTTTGACCTATTTTAAATCCTATAAAGATTGTAAAATATAAAATATAAAAATTTGTTATCATACGCTCTTTATAAAAATCATTTTTTTGTTTTCGCCTGTAGGTTTTACATACAGTTCTTTTAGTTCTTCTTTATTGTGCCACTTCATAGATACTGATTCGTGTTTAGGTAAACCAGCAGTTTCGCCACAATGAATCCAGTTATCTGCTTTATAAACTGCACCGTTATTACCACCTGCAACAAATGTAATAAGATATTTTAAATCATTGTTATACTTTTGTTTCCAATGTAGTGGTGCTTGTCTTCTTAATTCTTTTAGTATCTGTGTACCTGCGTTCTTAATCTTTTCTCTCATACAGAAACGCCAATTGTTTGCAAAGGAGTTGAAGTTATCTTTATATACATCTTTCTTCATCTTAACATAGTTAAGAATATCTTTTGGTGGTGGATATACAGACGACCCTATACCTATCATACCTACAGGTTTCCCTTCATTAAAAACAACCCAATCAATTCTTCTACCAACAGATTGAGTTGATGGTACATAACTATGAAACTGTTGTATTGTTTCTTTAACATATTGTTTAGCGTTGTCATCATTTACTACTCTTAATTCTATCATTAGAAAAACGATTCTAAACTTGCTGTTGGTTCAGGTGTCCACCCAATTGGTTGTAAAATAAATGTAATAGGATCAATGAATGTTTTTTGAAATTGTAGTTCATAGTCAACATAATTTTTTAACTTAAATTCTTTAGGTAGTTTAGTTACATAACTAATTACATCAAACTTAAATGGATTTGCCTCTAGTAGTTTAATAAATTTAATCTTATCACCTTCTTGTATCAAAGGATATTTGTTTTGTAGACCTAATTCTTTTAACTGTTGATTATATATCAAAGCACCTTTCACGTGAATAGGTGTGCCTTTAATGAATACACTGGAACTACTTCTATATTTTTTGAGATTATTACAACTTCTAGGAAACGATATTTCCTCAGCAGGTAGACTAAAAAATTCTTTCTTAAAGTCTGCAACAAGTTTATGAAGATCGCTTTGTTCTTTATTCATAATGATAGTGATTGCCTCTTTAATCTTACCTCTACAAACTTGTGGTGTTGATGATTTAACTGCTTCAATACCCATAATCTTTAGTTTAGGTTCATCAAATATAATACCTTCTTCATCTAATACATTTAACATATATCTTTTTTTAGCAGTCCATATACCTTTATCAGCAATTACTTCTCGTTTCATTATCATCTTTTGAGCAATAGCATTTGTGTACTCAGCAAGTTCTTCAAACTTCTTATCAATAAACGGTTCAATTCTACTTTCAACAACCTTATTTAAAAACTTTAATGTTTCAGATTTTGATTTGTCTTTACATACTTTTTCAACAAGTTTATCTAAACACAAGTATATTGAATCTGTATCTGACGCAACAATGTAATCAACCTTTTCTTCTGTCTTTAAAATAGTATTCATGTATTCATTTACATTCTTTTCAATCCAACGAATTACAAATTGACCAGCAGATGTAATTGCTGTTGCTTGTCTTACATCATAGTATCTAAAGTACTGATTACCAATTGCACCATAGGCAGAGTTTAACGCAATCTTTTTTGCCCATTGAATATTATGACAACGAGAGATTTCTTTTAATAAACTTTTATCTTTTGTTTTTTGATACTCTTGTTTTGCCTGAAAAGATGATTGGTGTTAAACCTAATGGTATATCTGTAGATAGAATGTTGAAACACGCTACACCTCTTACACATTTAAAAACAGAAGGTGCAACTATTACACCTAACGGTGCAATGTTTAAAACAGATAGTCAAGGTTTCTTACCAAAGATTATGGAAGGTATGTATAATGACAGAGTACATTACAAGGCTTTAGAGTTTCAAGCAAAGAAAGATTTTCAAAAAACAAAAGACCCAATCTATTCAAACGAAGTATCTCGTTGTCATAATATTCAATGGGCAAAAAAGATTTCATTGAATAGTGCTTATGGTGCAATCGGTAATCAGTATTTCAGATTTTACAATGTCAATCAAGCGTCAGCGATTACAAGTGCTGGTCAGTTTGTTATTCAGTATATTGAAGAGAAGGTAAACAAATATGTAAATGATATATTACAAACAAAAGATAAGATTGATTATATCGTTGCCTCTGATACTGATAGTATCTACTTGTGCCTAGATAAATTAGTAGAGAAGTTTTGTAAAGATAAAACTAAAGAACAGAAATTAAACTTTGTTGATAAGGTTGCAAAAGGTAAGATAGAACCGTTTATTGAAAAGTGTTTTGAAGAGATTGCTGATTACACAAATGCCTTTCAACAGAAGATGGTTATGAAACGAGAAGTTATCGCAGACAAAGGTATCTGGACTGCTAAGAAAAGATATATGTTGAATGTGTTAGACGAAGAAGGTTTCCGTTTTGAAGAACCTAAACTAAAGATTATGGGTATTGAAGCAGTAAAATCTTCAACACCAGAAGTTTGTCGTGTTGCAATTAAAGAAGCAATCAGATTGATTATGAATAAAGATGAAGAAGCATTACATACTTACATTAATGATTTCAAAAAGACTTACAATGCTTATCAACCTGAACAGATTGCGTTTCCTAGAAGTTGTAATAATTTGAGAAAGTACTCATCATCAAGTAGTATATTCATCAAAGGTTCACCTATTCATATCAAAGGCAGTTTGATTTATAATTGGCACTTGAAGAATCAGAATTTAGACCAAAGGTATCCGTTGATACAAGAAGGTGATAAGATAAAATTTATATTGTTGAAAGAACCTAATCCTTTCAAGTTTAATGTGTGTGCTTACTTATCCACATTACCTAGAGAGTTTAAGTTGCAAGACTATATAGATTATGAGCTTCAGTTTGAAAAAACATTCCTAGACCCAATGAGATTTATTCTTGGTGCAATAGGTTGGCACGCTGAACCTCAAGCAAGTCTGGAACAATTTTTCGGATAATGCTAGAATATTTAAACAGAAACTATGAGTTATTAAAGATGAAATTTTTTAAAGATAAGACAGACGATTTTTTTAGATGGGTTAAAGGTACGGAGTTAGTCGAGTTAGATGACATTGATGTATCAGAGGATCCAGTAAGACCTGAATTAACATTAGGTTGGCGTATCAGTAAAGGCAGAAAGATATTTGGTTTAAAATATAAAGAAGAGATTGAAGGTATTATTTGTATTGCGTTTACGAATGATATTCCTACAACTATAAAAGAGTTAGATATGATGTCTGAACTTGCAGACTTAAAAAACGAGAAACGAAATGCAATCGCATATACGGTATGGTCTCGTAAACGAGGTGCAGGTAAAGAGATTATTAATAAGGTATTAGAATATGCAAAAGCAAATCATATTGAAAGAGTGATAACATTTTCACCTCTTACACCTATGGCAACACACTTTCATATTCGTAATGGTGCGAAACAAATATTAATTAACAAAGAGACGCAAAATTTTGAGTATAAACTTACCGAAAAAAAAGTATAGTGTAATCTATGCAGACCCACCGTGGTCTTTTAAATCGTTTAGTCCGAAAGGTGATGACAGAAATCCTAGTCAACACTATCAGACTTTAGAACTTAAAGATATAACAGACTTACCAGTAAAAGATATTGCAGATGACAATTGTACTTTATTGATGTGGGTTGTTGACCATAGTTTAGATTTAGCATTTGATGTAATAGACGCCTGGGGTTTTCAGTATAAGACGGTAGGATTTACTTGGGCAAAAACAAATAAGAACAAACTAGGTTTCTTTACAGGTTTAGGATATTGGACTAGAGGTAATCCTGAAATGTGTTTACTTGCAACTAAAGGTAAACCTAAAAGACAATCTAAAGCAGTACCACAATTAGTCGTATCACAAAGAGAACGACATAGTAAGAAACCAGATATAATGTATACACATATTGAAAACTTATTAAACGGTCCGTACATTGAACTCTTTGCAAGACAGAAGAGAGAAGGTTGGGATAGTTGGGGGAACGAAGTATGAATGCTTTAGCTGAACAATTAGGATATAAAAAGAAAAACAAAATTCAACAATTGAAACTAGACAACTGGTTATGTTTAGGACAGATATATAAAGACCCAGGTTATGTACATCTACCAGAAGTCGCAATGAAAGTTAAATTTGCAGTATCAAAACAAGAACGACAAAATGCTTGTGGTAAAATATACATTATTACTTGTGATGATAAGATAGTTAAGATTGGTGGTAGTCAAACTAAAGGTGGTATTGAAGGTACAATCAATGCTTATCTAGGTGGTTTTAGAGAAGGTAATTCTAAAAGAACTTATGCAGTATGGAACTATATAAACCGACAAGTTAAAGCAGGTAAAACAATAGAAGTTTATTACTATAATCTACCACAAGTGAGAGTTGAAATTCAGAAGATGAATGGTGACTATCAACAGCATTACATTAGTGTAGATTATCATACGATTGAAAAGAGTTATGTAGACGAATATAAATTACTGAATGGTAACTATCCTTACCTAAATGTACAAGAGAGTAATACTAAATGGGAAGACCTTGGATTAAGTGAAGGTTGGCCAGGTATGGGTGCTTGACAATGCAGTTTTTTTATAGTATACTATATGTATTAATCGTTTATTTACCAATAATTTTTATTTTAATAATGTGGAACAATGAAGATACTAGACCTTAAAGCATATGCCAATAGTGACGGACTGCCTATCATGGATACAATCCAGTTTGATAGATGGACCGAAGAACTAGGCAAAGAAAAATTTAGAGAATTACTTTCAGAATACATTGCTGAAGAAAGACCAAAGTTTCCTTTGAAACAAATATCACATGAAGCGATGAGACATAGTATTATTGGTCTATCAAAGTTTGACACAACAAAGATATGTAAACCAGTAGAACAAGTTGAGAAAAAAGTATTTGAGAAATATGATGATTATGAATATGATTTTAAGAGATATGGTTTAGGTTTGATTGACGCACCATCAACTTACAATATATCATCTAATTACTTTCATCAACATTTGAGATTGAATTGTAGTAGTTATGGTTTCAGAGCACCTATTGATGTATGGGAAAATGGTAATGCAAAAGATATATGGCGTTGTTTAGGTCCTATCTGGCGTGGTATTAATAGTGAACGACATTTAAAAGAAGGTACATATATGAGTGCCTTTAGATTAGGTACCTATATTGCAACACAATTTAAACCTGTTGTTGCAAAAACTTTATATGATATGACAAAGGCAAGAACGGTACTAGATACTTCTTGTGGTTGGGGCGATAGACTTGCAGGTTTCTTTAGTAGTAATGCAGAAGAGTTTTATGGCTGTGACCCAAACCCTAACACATATAAACAATACATGAAACAGATTGAAGAGTATAGTAAATTCTTTCCTAATAAAAAAGTTAAAATATATAATTGTGGTGCAGAAGATTTACCTTATGATGAATTACCAGATATAGATTGTGCCTTTACAAGTCCACCATACTTTAGTACTGAACAATATAATAAAGGTGGTGACAAAGAAGAGAATCAATCGTGGTTTAAATTTAATGAATATGAGAAGTGGCGTGATGAATTTTATTTACCTGTTGCAGAAAAGACTATGAACAAATCAAAGTTTATGTTAGTTAACATTATGGATCCAAAGATTAAGAATGTAAGATATAGGTCTAGTGACGAGTTAATAAATAAACACAGAGAAAAGTTTTTAGGCCAAATCGGTATGGTTATCATGCAACGACCTCAAGGAAATGCAAAGTTTAAAACAAAAGAAGAACTAAACGAATTTATGGCAATGAAGTACATTGAGAATATTTGGTGCTTTGGTCCTAAAGACTATGATTTCTTCTCTAGTAGTAGAAAAGGTACATTAGAGAACTTTTTATGATAAGAACGAAGTATACAAGCCTAATCATAAAAAAACAAAACAGGCTGTTGACAAACAAGCTATATTAGTATACAATGTAGACAATTGAATGGAGTAATCTATGAGTGATTTTTTAAAAGATATAATAAAAGAAACTG